TTACGCTTTGACCTTGCTGGGCCTCTGTATTAATTGCGTTATAGTTGTCTTGAATCTGAAACGGGTTCGATACCAAGCTGGTGATAGCGGCTTGATTGCGAGTGGCTTCCAAAGGTGGCGGATCAGACGGCAATGGGTTCGTAGTCACCAAGTCGTTCAAATCTACCGGGAAGCTCTGTGCCCCATTGTCGTCTAGAATATCCGTCATATATTAAGCTGCCTGTGGAGTTGTTCCGGGAATCTTAGCTTTTCCATACGCACCCATACCAGCTTCAGCAACAGAAGCAATCCCGTTGAAGATGGTAGAGATCGACTGACCACGAGAGATGGTCTGGTTAGCATTGAAGATGGATTGATTGGCTTCGCTTTGCAGATTGCCAATTCGTACACCACGTTCATATCCACCGTAGATGGTGCCTAGATTATTACTGTATTGTGTATCAATGCTACCCAAAGAGCCAATCTCACCAGAACTGGCTTCAGTCCCTGTGTTCGAAGATTGCTGGAGGATACGAGCACGATTGATACGATCTTGTCTATATTGCTGCCTTGCAGCAGCAGCCGTGTCTTGGGCGTTCTGTGCCCGTTGTTCATTAGCTGATTGTTGCTGGAGGTCATTAGCATGCCGCTGGTCAGCACGTGCCTTATTACCTGCAATAATTGATGTAGTCGTGGAAGCGACTGTAGCAACAATAGCAACTACTGCGAGTGCTACTGGCATTCTAAATCTCCTTAATGAATACCTGTTCAACAGCGTTGTATTTCAACCGAGGAAGAATCTTAATCAGATTTGTATTCAAAGGGGCATTCCAGCACATCATATCAGCACCCTTCATCTTGGCCTTCTCTTCTGTACGCTTGATAAGTCGCAGACCTAATGGCGTATCTCTAAAGAAAGGATCAACATAAAGAGCATCATTATTGCAACTAATATGACCTGCGGAATGGATATTAGGCGCTAGGAAGTTGATTGAATACCCTACAATGTGCATGTCGTAATAAGCGAATAGCCCAAACGCCATTCCAACTTCTTCCATCTTTCCATACACATCCAGCATGATGTTGGCCTTACGATTGGTAATGCCATACACTTCTTCCCAATGCTGCTCGAACAACTCTTTTAAACTATAAGCTGTAGGAAGAATTTTCTGTTCGAGAATATCAATCATGTTAATTCCTAGTATTTAATATCTATATTTACCCCTTTGAATCCCTTATTGTTACGTTGCCTGATTAGCGTTGAGGGAAATGTTCCACCCTACAATCTGACAATCCTTATTAGGCTCCGTCTCGAAATGCAGAGCAAATGCTTTACCTTTACCTCGTAGTTTATTCTTGGTGGTGATAAGCATATAGCCTGTGTCGTAATCGTCAGACAAACCAGTTACAAACCTTGGTTTTACATATCGATATCCCTGACGTAATGGAGTCCATTGATTGCTGTTTGTGTTGTCAGAGAAATTCCATTGACCACGGAACATACAGCTAGAAGCTGGGGTGGGTTGGAAGCTTGCATCCACTCCTGTTTCAGTTCTACGGAAGTGCAGGATCAGATAAGGAATCTGTTTATCAATCCCTGAATCTCCACCAATCTGAGTGCCAGTAGTGATGAAAGCGGCAGCGTCAATAGCCCCTGTAGTTAATCGTGTTGCCCAATCTTTCCAAGTGGTATCTTTGTAATGCGCGAACACTTGGTGTACATTGTTGTGACCAACAGCATTTAGAGCAAAGACGATATACCTCACAGACAACAGCTTGGACGTAGTATCCAAAGGATCACGATAAAAGAGATTCGCCGAGGACACCAAGCTCATAACCTCAATATCGTTGTTCTGTCCAATATAGTTCTTGGTGAACGCTTTCAACTGAGGATCAAATACAAGCTCCCAAGTCTGTGACGTAGCCGAATAGAGAGTCCCTAGTTTGAAAATCCACCTAAGCTGCTTATTAGAGAAGTCATACACTCCACGAGCATTTGCTTTGGCAGAGATAGGAATATCCCGATAATACTTTTGAATCGTATCAAGAGTCAGGCTGCTAGATTGCAAATCTCCAAGCTGGCTAGGTCCGATTACGTAGATACCATCTTGACTCCAGTAATAGCACACCCCGTTATCTACAATGACAGACGAAGGGGAAGTAGTACCGTTATTGGTAATCTTGTTGACCTTGTAGTTGGTTGCCGAGAAGCCTGAGTCAGTGGTGCCACCAGTTACAGCCCATACTCCATTAGTAGCAAACACTAGCAAGCTGATACCAATGTTCTGCAAGTGGACAATCTGTTGCGCACCAGCAATACGAATGAAGCCCCCGTCAGTATCCACAATATCCGAACTATCCCGGCTGGTAGGGTCTCCTTCCTGATAACACTTGGTAATATCAGAACGGTTCTTAACCAGTTGAGAGAAGAATAGATAGTTGTTAAGAATAGGGCTACGTGCGTCCCCACCAGTCACAGTACCACTGAATCCCGCATAGAAGATACGCCCAGCAAAGTCCGTAACAACAGTTGCGCCACCAGAAGTGGTATCTGTTGGTATTGTAGGGAGAGGATCAGGGGATGGATTGATAACAGGGTAGTTGGCCAGGTTGTTTGAGAACTGGACATTACGGCTCACACCACGAGCCAGAGCATCAATGATGTAATAGCCCTTAGCTGCTGAACCCTTGGCACCACGTACATCCTGCCATAGGTTCACAAACATGCGCTCAAAGGGCACCTGACCAGTTGCAACGGCTTGGAAGGCCAACCCTGCCCATACCTGTTCAGAATTGCTGGGGAACCGTCCTAGGCCCGTATTGTAGAACCGTACAGGGTTCGTTAGGGAGCCTGTGTTGTCATTACGAGGGATACCCCAGCTTTGATTGGTCAGGTTGTAATAGTGGTGACCATCGTACACGTTCCCATTGAAGTTGGGATCGTTCTCAAAGTTAGCAATGGTGGACTGAATCCCCCACAAGTCACGAGTGAGAATAGACTGGTACGTGAGATTAAACTGTGGAGCAGCCGAATCATATTCTACAATCGCAATCTGTTGACCATTACCCGCGATAACCAACCTGCCTTCCAATGCAGCAAAGTCAAACCGTGTACCCACTGGCATGCTTGTAAGCTGAATTGAAGTTAAAGAACTAACAGGGTTGAGCGTTGTTTGATCGTAGAACGAGAGAAATCGTGCAGTCTGCACGACAATAAAGTTAAGAGTGGTGTCTCCGTTAACGCTGTTCCAGAGGAAAGAGTTTGCTGTTACTTGAGAAACATCCGCCTTAACCATTGGGACAGAGTTAACAAAATTAGTGGAGTAGTCCAAGCCTAGACGACGGTTTCTCGAACCATCCCGATTCAGATCGAAATTAACTTCGTCCGAAGATACATTAGCTGGGAAGTTGAGAAGGGAGGCTTCTGTATTGAATCCACCGATAAAAGAGTTAACCTCTGCCCGTTGTGTAGGCTTAGGCATTATGCCCCCTTATTTTCTACATACTGGTCGATTGCTGCCTTAGCTACTGCGTAGTCTGTGAACATTCCCTTGAGCATGTCAGGAATCTTACCTGCCTTGCCTTGATGAACGATGATGTACGACTTGGGATGGTTAAGATGAGGGCGAACCTCAAAGCCTTGATAAATCATTTCTTTGCACCTCTACGGCCATAGTTGGGGTAACGAACTCCACCATGAGTCCGCCAAGCTTTACGAGAAAGCCATCGTTGTTGTCTTGCTGATTTCTGCTCTGCCTTCTGATTCACCATCTGCTTATACACGAAGAAGCATTGGCTCTTGGACTCTTCCTTAAGGGCTGGGAAGGCTTCCGAAGGAAGATCAGGTATGGCATCATCAGTGTGTGTCCACGAAGGCTCCATATAGGCTAGAACCTGCGTCTTTGAACTCATTAGCGTGCTCTCTAGGGCAATCTGATAATTGTCCAGATAGATGTAGTCATCATCGAATGAAGTCCAGAACTGAGGGGGTTTATCGTTATACACCAGAAGCTTGATGCCATTAGGAAGAGCCATAGTCTGAACGTTTGTATTCAAACTGTTCCTGACCATCGTGTATTTAAGGAACTCATCCGGGTAGAGATATTTAATCTCGTTATAAACAATCTTTGCTCCGTCCTCTGGCCTACGGCAATCATAGTTGAACATCACAAGCTCTTTCATGAGTTCAGGGATACGGAACCGGGTAGGGAACTCCAGATCGACAGAAGAATCTAGGGTGATAAACTTACGGAGATGTGGCCAGTTACGATTTGCCATCATCTCAAAATAACATTGACGAATAGTGTTGGCTACTTGCTGACTCTCAATCGTATCATCGATACTATTCACTTCATCGCTATCCATCTCGGACAGAATATCTTGAGTCATCTTCAACAAGGTTTCTTTCATTCTAGTCCCTGAGAATAAAAAAAGGGAGCCTCTTTTTGAGAAGCTCCCTCGTTTATTAGTTCACTGAACCGAGTTGACGATTCTTGTAAACGTAGACAATGGTAAGCGACGCCTTGCCAGCACCCGGAGTAATTGCCGGAGTCGTGCCACCGAGGGTATTCGTCACCTTCTCACTAGCAGTCGTACCGAGTGCCGAGTTAGTAGCCCACGTACCCGTCAATGATGCCGACTGGTCCGAAGTACCAACAGCACCAAGCGTAGCTGCCGAGAGGGTAATACCATTCGTTGCTGGTGCCGTACCACCAAAAATAACCGTGGGAGTCGTACCCGTCAGCGTGAATGCTTCAAGAACATTCAGCGTTGCGCGAACAATACGAGCACCCTTCGGAAGAACATACGGGGGCATAAATCGATCTTGCATCGAAGCTGCCGAGAACTCAATCGAGAGTTCATGGCTCGAACTCTTCGAGAAGTCCGTACCAACCGAAGTACCCGTCGAACGAGTACCGTATTGGTTGGAAACATTAAGGCCAGTCTTGCTTTCGTAGCTCATGTCTTATCCTTATTAGCTAATGTTGGTAGCCGAAGTAATCACAACACCCAGCGTATCAACACGCTGCGTACCAAAACCCCAACGGCAGGACGTGACAAACTCATCACGGCGCAGGTCTTTGTTACGCTCGCCCTCAACCTTGGGCATACGACGCCATGCAGCCATAATCGGCTTATTGTTATCGTCAGCAACCGACATGAAGATATTTGCAACAGCACCACTAACCGAAGTCGTGCCATCCGAGAACGTACCCTTCGGGAGACGATTCGAGGTGATGATGTTCCAGCCATACAGATTCATCAGGAACGTGTGTTCACGATCAAAACCATTCTGGAGAATGTTTTCAGCAAACGGCGTAGCGTTCGACGTAATCGTAACCAGACCATCCAGCGTAGCAGCCACAACCGGATCAACGATTGCAATACGACCAGCCATCGGAACATTCGCCTTATCGAAAGCAAGCTTCATCTTGATAAGATGCGAAAGCTGGATGATGTTGTTTGTAGCAGCCGAAGCAATACGGTGAGCAAAGCCATTAACCGTGTTCGGGTCAGCATTCGTCTGCGAGCTTTGGGCCTTCGACAGGAAACGCGTTTCAAACACTTCCTGAATAGCACGCGTCGATTCTTGCGAACGAGCAGCCATCAGAGCTTCAACTTGTGCGCCATCTTCCTTCAGTTCATCCGTGACATACCATGCATCACCGAGATAATCGGTAATCGTCAGCGTCACTTCACCCGATTCAATCGGGGTGTAATCGAACGGAACTTCTTCAGCACCATCTTGAATGGTAACAGTACCAACAGTCTTGATGTGCAGCGTATTACCTGCACCGAAATCCGTAACATTGCGGAAGAACGAACCCGGAAGCAAACCATCATGGAGGTTGCGAAGAATAAATGCCGAGTATTGCTCTGCTTCAATGAACGGAGTCGAATTAAAACGATTCTGAC